TCCTTAGCCTCTTCAGATGACATATAATTCTTCCATCTCGCATACTTCTTCTTACCTTTCATCAATTTTACATATGTGTTAAATGTTACAGGATATACTGAAAACCCACCAAATTTAGATGGTGGAGTTTTTCCCAAACCCGCAAAATTACTAATCTCCCCACCCGAACTCATAGGTCCAATAGAATTTGCGAATTCCTCAGTTAACAATAACTCATCAACCTTCTTAAATTCTATAGAATTTACATATTCAATTAAACATAATTTCAATATACGTGATGTGTTTTCATCAAACTCACTTTCTCTAATTAACGCAAATGCCGCGGCATAAGAAGCAATTTGACTTTTACCACCAGGCACTTTACCAAGTAATCGTTTTAAATTAAAAATCAACCTATGCAATAAAGTATAAGAATCCTTCTCCACCGTTTTATTTAAATCTTTAGACTTCCTAAGAGCAACACCGTTCTTATCAATAATACCATGTTTAAAAGCATCTTGTTTATGCCAAGGTCTAGTCAATATTCTTAAAAATCTATAAGAAATAAACCCATCTATAACTGCCGTCATTACAACTCCCTTAAAATTAAAAAAATATCTCTATCAATATCAATTGAAATGGTATCTACATCAACAGACCCAATACCATATACCTTATTAGGTAATCTATCCATAAATAATAAAAATGTTTTTAATATATAATAATATTCTACATCAATTTTAAAAAATAATAATCTAGTACAAGATTCAGATTCCAATATATTATATAACACTATTAAATGATTTAATATCAATCTTTCTTTTAAAATATCTCTAACATGATATCGATAAAATAATCGTTTGATATATTCAAATCGTTTCATATCATCACTAAACTCGTCCATAGTACAACAACTATAATTCACATACGACCTCATCTGATACATAACTACATTCTTACTTGTCAAAACTTCAAACATGATATTAACTAAAACCTACTTATCTTCGGACACAATCTTCTTTTTCTTAGATGGTTTAGGTTTCTTAACTGGTTCTGGTTTCTTTTCAACAACTTCATCAACCACTAAACCGCGTCTTGCAACCAATAATTCCTTAGTTCTTGGATGTCTCCAACCTTGTGGACTAGCTACCGCATCTTTGGCCCATCTTGGTGGCATTTGTTTTTCTACCGACATATCTTTTCTCCTATTTTATCTAATTCATTTAAGTTTTTTACCTTTGTAGACAATTCCACAAGATAACTATTATATTTATATAATTCCTCTGATATAATAAATTTATACAATTCATCCGGAGTCTGTTCAATAACACTATAACTATCTAAACAATCAAAGTACTCAGACAACATCAAACTATCATTTGCAATAAAATCATATATATCTTCACTGATTCCCATACCACTACGTACATCATTCATTAATGATTCTCCACCCTTAAATGATGTGGGAAGTCCTTTTTTAAAATTGTCATAATCATTTGCGGCTGCAGCCAATCGCATTTTTGATGCCGACATCCCAACCACTCCCTCTGCATCTGGATCACGTCTACCAGCAGATTTAACAGTAATAGTATTAAAATTATAATACCCATGTCTAGCCTTAACATCATTATACTTTTTCATTAATAATTCGAACTCATTAACCCTATCAGCACCAACCACCATAGTAACGTTTTTATATCCACCTTTATAAATATGAACTAATATATCAAAAACATTATTTATATTTTTATCAGTCATTATATTTGAAGAATGTTTTGGAAACATCTGTTTCACATATTTCAACTTGTCAGAAAAGGTTAATGGGTTTTTCTTAGAATCATGACTCTTTGATAAATACATTCTATATTCGCCAGTAGACACAGAAGATAATGCATCTAATAATTTACCATGACCTGTTGTTGGTGGATTCAATCTACCAAATGAAAAAGTAATTTCTTTATCCATTATCTCTATCCCCACCAGTTAATAACAAAATCTCATCAATCTGTTTTTTTATTATCACTTCACGATTTGGCCAATAAATATAATCTTTATCATCATTCTTCATTAAATTATATAATAATGGCATAATCATACGCTCAACTTTCAACAATTTATCCTCGACAACTTCTTTACTTATATCAATACTACTGGATTTATCTTCGTAAAGTTGTTTTGTAGATAATAACTCACGCAATACATCATTTTGTTTCTCCAAAAAAACATCCATCTTCTCTAATACATGTTTTACTTCCACATTAGTAGTATCTATCTTTTTTGAAACCTCGTCATTTGTTGATTTTATACTAACTAGTTCTTCTTCGTCTACTGCCGTAAATCCAAAATCTATCTCGTCGTATTTATATTCATTAACCATCTTAATTCCTACTTATTAAATATATATTTATCTTTTTCAACATATAGTTCTTCCATAAGTCCATCTACAATAATTTCCACATTCTCAATATTACTAGATTCTATAGTTTCAGACCTACAAGTAAACCATCGTTTTAATTCATATAATATCAGACGTTCTATATACAGAACGTCCTTCTTTTCAATGTCAAGTTCATAAATTTTATAATAACTCAAAGTTGGATCACTCGTTCTATAAGACTTAATACGTTGATCTGTATTCTTAGTGATGCCAACCTTGATTCTGTTATCATGTATTTTTATTATATAATAATAATACATTACTCCAATGGACTTTCAATACTTTCAATACGACTTTCAAGAAACATCTTGCGATTACGTTGCAACATATCCCACTTTTCATCCATTTCCATCTTAGATCCACCATCATATGGCACAGCAAATCCTTCCATAACAAGAGTATCATTAATACTTCTATCATCAGATTCTGTTATAAACAACTCACCTAGTACTCTACCATACTTACCAACACCATGAGATTTTATGATAAACTCACCATCATTCTCATCTATTATCTCATATAAACGATGTTTGGCTGCTATCCCCAATTCCTTTTCTTCAAGAAACTTCGTCCTTGACTCTGCCGTATCAATAAACATTAATCTAATTCGTTTTGTAACCGATACATCAAATCCTAAATCAATATAAGCATCTAATGTATCACCGTCAACAATACGTTTTAAAATGGCATTATAAGTATACACTATTCTTTCTCGTCTGTTTCATCAACTTCTTCAACAGAACCATCCAAATAATGCATATACGTACCAATAATATATTTATCATTAGATTTTGGTTGTTCTCCCAAATGGGGATGTGTCCAAAATGGAGGGAATATTGCTATACTCCCCCTTTTAGCGGGGATAGTAATGCCATATTCAGGAAACACCGTTTGTCCACCTTCTTCAACATCATTCAAATATAAAAATATAACCAAAAACCTTCTTGCAGATGCATGATCACCAACATCCACATGATAATTGAAAAAATTATCTTCTTTATGATCATACTTCTTTATGCGAATTTCCTCACACGCAGCATTAGATGGGAAAAATGATATGTTATAAAATCTGCGATAACTCTCAATATAATCGTAAATTTTATGCATAAATTCAACCGATAATTTAGACGAGTCAGTAGTCGGTTTAGACCCCTTAACCAGTTCTTCATCAAATAAATTAATTTCTTTAAAACACCGATACTCTTCATGTTCGGTCAATTGTTGTCTATCTTCATTTTCATCAAAAAACTTAACAACCTTATCACACCATTCATCATCCACCGCATTTTCATATACAGTAATAAAAGCCTTATTCATATCAGGTTCAATAACTACAAAATCATCTTTACTTTCAGTAGAATCTTCTGTTATATCTTCCAACTCAAGGGTTGGTTCAACACTTTCTTCAACTTCAACTGTCTCAACATCTTTTTTACTCATAATACTATCTCCACATTTCCTATACGTTTATTAAAATTCTTAGTCGCAACATCATTACTACCCTTTTCATTAGTTATAGTTAATTGTGCATTATCAGACACATCATATAACCTCATTTTAGATTTATCAATCCCAACAACAAACCGCTTGGTTACATTGGGGTCATTATATCTATTCTTTAATTGTTTCACCATAATCTGATTCATTTGTTCTAATTCATCATTAGACATTAACGCAAACATCAAATCAGCCGTAGCCGGTAATCCAAAACTCTCTGACGTATCTTCTAAACCAATATCAGAAGATACAAATCCTTGTCTATTAACCTGAGTAGCACTAAATATTGGAACGTTATGTTCTACCGCAAGTCCACGAACTTCTTCTGCTATTGATTTAATTAAAGTATACGAATTTACATTACTACCATTCTTCAATCTAGAAGAACTACATATATTCAAATAGTCTATAAAAATAACATCAGGTTTAAATGTATTCTTAATCCATAACTCATTTAACAAATGATTAAAATGACTAACCGACGCAGATGCAGTTGGATATTCCTTTATTATCAACCTACCAGTACTCTTTTTCTTAACACGGTCAATGCGTTTAGTATATACATCAAAACTAAGTTCCTTCAATTGATGTATTGGAATGTCCAATAAATTAGCGTCAACACGTTCAGCAATTTTTTCTTCCGACATCTCCAATGTAATATATAATACATTATACCCACCCATCATATGAGAAGCAGCAAGATCACACATAAATAAAGATTTCCCAACACCAGTTCCTGCCATTGCAATATTTAATGTCTTTCTTGGTACACCACCATTAGTTATCTTATTAAATTTATCTAAATGAAATGGGATTTTTTCTTCCTTTTCATTATAAAAATCAAATCGTTTCTTATAATCATCTATAAAATCATGTCCAACATTATTATCAAATGAGACTGCCAAAGCATCACTCAATATCTTTGGCAGTTGTCCTTTATCCTTTTCACCGTCACCATCAATTATACTAATTGATTCCAAAACTGCATTGTATAACGCTCGTTCTTGACACCAATCTTCCGTAGTATTAACTACATATTCCAAATCCTCTTTAATATATTCATCTAATACTTCAACAACACTAACCACATTACCA